GAAAACCCTGACGAAATGATGGGCGTGGACTACTCCAAGCTAGTACCAATGCTCATTAAAGAAATTCAAACCCTACGCAGCCGCGTAGCAGAACTGGAGAACAACTAATGGCTACATGGACTATAGCTAACCTTGAGCGTAACGTGGCAGACGGCGGTGTAACCGTGGCGCACTGGCGTGTTACTGAATCTGAAACTGTTGGTACTGGCGACGACGCTGTTACCCACACTGCTTCTGCATACGGCACTGTAGGCTTCACACCTGACGCCTCTGCTGATGACTTTGTTGCTTACGACAGCCTGACAGAAGAAGTTGTTATGGGCTGGGTATACGCAGACGTAGACAAGGACGCTACTGAAGCGGCACTAACGGCTAACATCGAAGGCCAAAAGAATCCTGTGTCTGCTGATGGTATGCCTTGGGTGGCATAGCTTCTGTATGAAGCGATTACTTACGCTTTTGCTGGTTCCAAGTCTTGCGTTTGCTCAGCCCGAGATAGATCCGTCGCCTGAAATAGACCCTCCACCGAGTTTGCCGGGAGAGTCTGAACCGGGATACGAGCCGGGCGAAGACGGCACTAGAATTGAGGGTGACCTTAATACGTCGAACTCAAATAACGGAAATGTTAGTAAGACATATAACGGGGCAGGTTCTGGAAGACAGATGCCTGCTTCTACGGCAGTTAGCCCTAGTCTTATGAGTAACGGGCAGCAGTCGTGTTTGAAATCAATATCGGGTGGCCTACAACTTGTTTCCGTAGGTATATCGTCCGGTAAGTACATTCAAGACCCCGAGTGTAATCGCAGACTCAATGCGATCACGCTATCAAACATGGGCATGAAGGTCGCAAGCGTAAGTTTGATGTGCCAGAACGCACAGGTTTGGAGGGCGATGTTTATGAGTGCAACACCTTGTCCAATTATAAGGGGCGGCAGGTTGTTGGTAGGGAAGACGGCGCTACTGGAGGTTAAGTCAAATCCCGCAATGTGGATTCCAGACTATCACGATGATAAGGAGTTTTACGACGCACTATTAGTTGGGGGCAGGAGTAATGACGGTGAGAGTTCTGATGAGCGTAGTATTAGCGATCGCTTCCGGTCCACTTTACGCGACGGAGATAGATGATTTAGTAGATACCTCGCAGAGCATACGTGACACGTTTGCCTACGGGATCAAAACTATTGCCGGTGGGTGGTCCTATTCGGCGGATGGGAATATTGCTCCTGCGATGGCAGCAAATGGTCATATTACGACTGAGCAACAAAACGCTTATAACGCAGCTGTCGCAGCCGTAGCCGCAGCGACTTATGCCTACGACCCCGGTGCAGATGAGTACTTCCAAGATCAGGCAGATCAGGCAATGGATATTGTTTCTGACATGGTCGATGCCTATGTAGAAGCAGCCCAGCAAGTAATTATGGTGGCCACCGTTAACGAAATGGCGCAAGACGCTCAAGAAGCCCCTGATCAACGAGAAGCTATGGAGCTTCAGGAGTTTATGGCGGCTAACGACGTGACTCTGACCGACTCAGACATTACCGAATACAACGAAGCCTTATCAAATACGGAGGCTGCAATACAAACTGCAGCTGCTTACATGGCTGTTGCTGGAGACGAAACTCTCTTAGAACAAGCAAACGATATGGCGCTTGACTTGCGCGTCACCTACGAAGAAACCGCATCCGTTTTCTTTGATTTAGACACTCAAGCTGTGTGGGTGTCCTTTGACGACGGCGCGACGATACAAGGCTTGCAGGTAGGTAACTACTTTGTCGCTGCAGAAGATGTGTTGACAAGAGCCGAGACAGATCAATTCTGGATCAGTTCTCCCGAGGGGGGTTGCTGGTTCGCTGAAAACCAAGAGGAGTGTTTGAACGGTGGCTCTTGAAGATTTAGAAGTAAACGTCGGCGGGACGTCCATCAAGGGCGTCTGGATTGCAATTGTGCTTACTTTTGGCTCAACAATTGGGGGCGGAATCTGGGCGGCATCACAGTTTTTCGCGCAATTAAATGAGCAGTCCGAAGCGGTGATAGCCGCTACAGCGCAAGCAGAAGGTTTGGCTACACGGTTCGATGACCTTAGAGAATCAAATGCAACACGCTTACAAGCTATGGACGTAAAACTTTCGAACATGGAACAGGCAATGACAGCGGCTGATGTAGAGAATCTACAGGGAAAGCTTGCAGAGCTTGGGGCTAACCTTGTGCAGATCATGGATGCACAGCAGGAGTTGCTAGACATACGAGACAGAATTTCTTCGGTAGAGAAGACTTCGTCAGAGACAGAGCTACGCGTATCTGGAAAGTTAGACGCTTTGAGCACCATTAACGATCGTGTCAGCAGATACGAGCGCGACATGAATGATCTCTGGGACGCTATCGACGCAACCAACCCGCTAGGCGGTAACTAACGGTTGCAAAAATTAGTGGGGCTAATAAAATGGCTGGTAGATGTTTCCCCCCTATAGGAGTTAGCAAATGACTGATGGATCAGAAGTTCAAACTGTAACGATCGATGATGTTGTGTATTCAATCCCCGATCTTTCTGACGAGGTAAAAGAGTTGCTATCACTTCATGCTCAAGCTAATGAAATGATGATTGGCGCTCGCAGACAGGCCGTGATCCACGAAGTGTCCGTCACAAACCTCGCTTCTCTAATTGGCCAGCGAGTGAAGAGTGAGACCAGTGACGAATCAACCGAGGCCATCGAGTCAGAGTGAAGCTATAGACCGATACTGGGAAGCAATAAACAGAATTGCGTCCCATGAGGCTATGTGCGAAGAGCGGTCTAAAACGATCTTTAATCGTCTAGACCGTATTGATGGCTCTCTAGAGGTAATTAACAAAAGAATGTTCACTCTAGGGGTGATGCTATTGGGCGGTATGGCAGGGCTTATCGTCACCTTGCTCATGAAGTGAGGTAAGTATGGCGTATTTTAAACGCGACAGATTTAGTGGTATTGCTCCCGGAGTTTCTCCAAGGTTGCTGGCTGAGCAGTTCGCTCAACTGGCTGAAAACATAGACTTTGAGTCTGGTCGACTGAATCCAGTTACGGACGAGTCTGACACTTTTACGCTTGCTAACAGCACCCGCCGCTCTATTTTCTTTTACCGTGATACCAACTGGTTGCAGTGGGACGAGGATGACGTTTCTGTTGTAGAAGGGCCAATACCAGCAGACACGCTTGACCGACTGTACTGGACCGGGCAGGACTACCCGCGAATCGGTGTCGCTTCTACCATTATTTCTGGGTCTAGTTACCCACAAGCCAGTTTTAGGCTGGGTGTACCAGCGCCAGCAAACGCCCCAACTACCAGTAAAACAGGCACGCCTGATTCAACGCAAACGCCCGACGATGTCTCTTATGTTTACACGTTTGTAACTGCGTTTGGCGAAGAAGGACCGCCAAGTCTAGCCAGTACATCGTTTGAAAGAACAAACACTGAGACGGTGACAATACAATTGCCAAGCTCAGACCACCCGTCTGGCAACTACAACTTTGGAGCAGGTGCAAAGAAGCGCGTTTACCGCTCTAACACCGGTTCCACCAGCACCCAGTTTCAATTTTTAGCTGAAGTACCTTTCACCACCACGTCGGTATCAGACACAACGTCTTCATTTGCTTTGGGCGAGGTCTTACCCAGTGGAACTTGGATTGGACCACCGGATGACGATACTTCTCTCTATCCTAGCGGCCCGTTGCAAGGCCTTATTGCGGTTGCTAACGGCGTCTTTGCGGGCTTTACCGGTAAGCGACTCTGTCTCACAGAGCCTTTCTTGCCACACGCATGGCCCATTGACTATCGGATTACATTAGAAGAGGACATTGTCGCTATTGGGTCAGTCACGAACGGTATTGTGGCGTTAACGGACGGTGCGCCTTACTTTGTCACAGGCATTGATCCTAGTGCTATGACAGCTGTCAAACTCGATATCGCCCAAGCGTGCATAAACAAGCGCAGCGTTGTGGATATGGGTGACTACTTACTTTATGCGGGGCCAGACGGTTTGGTTGCTGTGTCAGGTGGTGAAGGACAGGTTGTAACTAACGGTTTAATTTCTCCAAAGCAGTGGAACGACGACTTCAACCCAACGACCTATAGGGCGTTTAGACACGAAAACACCTACGTCGCTTTTTACTCTGGTGGTGGGTTTGTTTACGACCCAAGGGCTGGTGAGGCGGCTTTATCAACAATCAGCTACAGCGGAGATGTGCGTGGTGGATACATGCACGATAAGAACGGTGAGCTGTACATCATCGTTGGCAACAAGATTAAAAAATACCGTGGCGGTACAAACAGCAAGACACTGAAATGGAAGTCAAAGCAGTACGTGACTCCAAAGCCAGTCAGTATGGGTTGGGTATCAGTACATGCTCAAGCCTACCCAGTCACTGTAAAAGTCTGGGCTGACGGCGTTCAGATAGCGATTTACACGATCTCTTTCTCAAACAACGCGTACACCCAATCCGTCACCTTACCTAGCGGTGCGTCTACTGGCACGCTCCGAGAACCAATCATGCGACTACCTGCGGTGGTTGGCCAAGTATGGGAGGTGCAAGTTGAAGGCAGTGTGCAGATTGACGAAGTTTGTTTAGCTCAGAGCATGGATGAAATAGCTGCATTATGAGCAAGACAAGAACTGTCAATCCTACGAAGGTACCTAATCTACCGCAGCCGCCTAGAGATGTATCGCCGCAACTTAGAAACTATCTGGAGAGTGTATCGGAAGCGCTTGAGATAAGGCTTGGGCGCAGAGGTGATACACGAGACAGAGCAATAACTCTTAGAGAGTTAATCGATACAGGGTTAGCAAAAGAGCTTTCCTCATTTCCGTTTGACCCAAACAATCCATCCGGTGATTTTTCTAACCCCGTTGCTACTGGTCCTGTCGAAGTACCCACTGCGCCTACTAACTTTACTGCTACAGGTGGCTACGCGATTGCACAGTTATATTGGGATAGGCCAACGTATCGCGGGCATTCTCAAACAGAGATCTACCGACACGATTCAGACGCTATTGGCGATGCACAGTTAATAGGAGTGTCGTCCGGCGCGGTGTTTGTAGACCCGATAGGTGAAGGGCTAACCCGTTACTACTGGATACGTCACGTAAACGTGCTGGGTGATCCGGGTCCGTTTAACGCATCAGCAGGAACTGCAGCAACTACTGCAACGAATGTATCTCTTCTTCTATCTGAGCTGACTGGGGCTATATCGGCTTCTCAGCTTACTACCTCTCTTGCAAACCAAATCGATGGGTCTGGTTCTGCAGTTGATTTAGCGAACTTAGAAACATTCGTAGGTTTCGACAGTACTTACACAGGCAACAGTTTACTTAGTCGAATCAATTCTGCTGATACACAAGCCAGTGCGATAGAGACGTTCGTTGGTTTCACCAACTCTTACGTTGGAAACAGTTTACTTACACGTGTGTCGCAAGCAGAAACTGACGTTACTGGACTAGAAACCACGGTAAACGATTCAACGACAGGTGTTGCAGCAACCGCAACTTCGCTCGCTGCCATCAATACACGTGTTACCGACGCAGAGTCGAATGTAACTACGATCACCAACGACTTAGACACGCTAGAAGCCGTTGTCTATCATTCGACGACAGGTCTTAGCGCGACGGTTGCTAATTTAAGTAACCTAACGACGCGAGTTACGACCACTGAGACCAGTATCTCAGCCACGCAAACTGACGTTACAGCACTTCAGACTACGGTAAATAATCCAACGACTGGCGTAGGTGCGATAAATACCGCGCTGAGCGCGTTAGACACACGCGTGACTAGCACTGAAAGCAGTATTACATCCACACAATCGGACGTAGTAAGCCTTCAAAACACAGTAAATGACGCATCAACGGGAGTGACCGCTACTGCAACTGGGCTAGCTAATCTGTCGACACGTGTGACTACTGCTGAAGGCAGCATTTCTACAAATTCCACCGATATAACTGCGCTAGAAAACACAGTAAATGACTCGACTACTGGCGTTGCGGCAACGGCTAGTGCAGTGAGTGGGCTTGATACACGAGTGACATCTGCCGAAGGGTCCATAAGTACAAACAGTAGCGACATTTCGGCTCTGAGTAATACGGTGAACAACTCGTCTACAGGTGTCGCAGCCAACGCATCCGCCATATCAGGCATTGATACGCGTGTTACTGCCACAGAAAACTCAATCACTACGCAATCTAGTGACATTACTAGCCTACAAAACACGGTGAATAACTCGACTACGGGTGTTTCCGCCCTTAACACTGCGGTTAGTGGCTTAGATACGAGGATTACTTCTGCTGAAGGCACGATAACCAATCAGTCAACTGATATCACAAATTTGCAGAACACCGTAAACAACGGAACGACAGGTGTTGCAGCAAATGCTTCGGCTGTGTCTTCATTAAACACACGCGTCTCAACGGCTGAAGGCACCATTAGCACGCAGTCATCTGAAATAACTGCGCTACAGAACAGCGTTTCGACTAACAGTGGCAGCATATCGACTAACGCCAGCGCGATCAGTGGCCTGTCCTCGTCTGTTTCTACTGCTCAAGGCGACATCTCAGCAAATACAAGCGACATAACATCGCTAAACAACGCTATAAACAATGGCTCGACTGGCCTTGCAGCTAACGCAAGCGCGATTTCGAGCCTTGGCACACGTGTTACAGCGACTGAAGGGGACATAACGACCAACAGCGGCGCTATTACCTCTCTTCAAAACGCTGTTAACAGCCCGACTACTGGTCTGTCTGCTAACGCCACAGCAATTTCTGGGCTTGAGTCGCGCGTTACAACCACTGAAGGCGATATCACGACAAACAGTAGCGACATAACCTCGCTTCAAAATACGGTTAATGATGCAAATACGGGCGTATCTGCTACAGCAAGCGGTTTATCGACTCTTACTACACGTGTGACAACTGCTGAAGGCAACATCACTACAAACACCAGCGATATCACGACGTTAGAAAACACAGTCAATGACCCGTCTACGGGAGTGAGTGCAAATGCGTCGGCGGTAAATGGTTTATCAACACGTGTGACAACTGCTGAAAATACGATTACGTCTCAAGGCAGTTCTATTACTGCTTTATCCAGCACGGTCAACGATGCAAATACAGGTGTTACAGCTACTGCGTCTGGTTTGTCGTCGCTTACAACGACTGTAACCAATCAAGGGGGTACCCTATCTACAGCAGTTAGTGATATCACTACACTACAATCCACGGTTGGTGGTAATACGACATCAATTTCTACTAACTCTTCGTCGATTAATGGTCTCGAAGCGCAGTACACAGTAAAGATTGATAACAACGGAGCTGTTGCTGGTTACGGACTTGCGTCTACAACCACGGCTTCGGGCAATATTGTTAGTGAGTTTATTGTTAACGCAGATCGTTTTGCGCTCCTGAAAACAGCCACAGACACGGGCACGCCTGTTGTACCGTTCACGGTAATCACATCTACGCAGACTATTAATGGCGTCACAGTGCAGCCGGGTGTCTACATCACCGATGCGTTTATCAAAAATGGCACAATAACCAGTGCCAAGATAGGCAACCTTGCTGTTGATGACGCAAAGATCGCAAGTCTTAACGCGGCTAAAATTAATGCAGGCACCGTAAGCTCAGATCGGTTAAGCATTGACGGTGTTACGCTCGATACAAACAACAGCGGAGAGCTAATCCTTCGCGCAGGTGGTGTGTTTGTAGATAACCTTTCGCAGGATGCGGTGGGCGTCATCAAGTTTGCGGTCAACAATGCGTATATAAGCGCCAGTAATCAGACAGCAGCGGCCTCTCAATTTTTAGCTTCAGCGCCATTTAGCGAATTCAGCCAAACCGATAAGTTTGGTACAAGCACAACCGTTACGTTACCCGAGGTTTTGAATACGACGTTGCTTGCTGAGGACATTCCTGAGTCGGGTGAATACCACATTGATTTTCGTGCGGCCCCAATTGGGACGGTCAGCAACACCAGCACTACGTCTGGTTTCTTTTTAGTCATAGAGTTGCAACGAAGGCTCAAAACATCGTCAGGTTCTTTTTCAAACGATTCCACTCAAAATTTTTCGAAGACTACGGAGGTCATGTTAAACGGTGTTTTGCCGCTGGTCCCGAAGACTGGGACAGTGTCATTTAATTTGAGCAATACGCATGACTACAAGCTGCGTATGTTTGCCTATCTGCGCGACTTTAGTGGCAACTCGTCAAACCAAAGTGGCGTGGTCTCTCGAAGTATTCGTTTGTTCAGGATACACAAGTCATGATCTACACAATTTTTGAGACAGCGACCGGCAAGATTGTCAGCGTTGGTAATTATAGAGCGGATCAAATAAACGCTTACCTCGAAGAAGGTCAGTCTGTGTACGAAGGTGAGGTCGACACAAACGTGTTTGATCGCATTGTTGATGGGGAGCCGTGTGCCGCTGTTACTGTTTTTTACCCAGAGACGCTTGCCAGAAACCTGCGAGACATGGCATTGCAGGGTAGCGACTGGACTCAAAGCGCTGACTCACCATTGTCTGAAGAGGCAAAGGCAGCGTGGCGAACGTATCGACAGGAGCTGCGCGATTTCCCAACAAAAGTTCAAGGGTGTGAGACTACACACGACGTCGAAAACCTGATGCCTATTAAACCGAGGGTTCAGTGATGTTAGAGATTATCGAGGGCGCACCCGACAGAGATACGTTTGATCGTTTGTTTGACGAGGCGCGGGAAAAAATTGCTGCTGAGAGACTGCGCGTAGGTGATAGGGCGCTTAGAGAGTCGTTGTGGGCGTCACTTAATACTCATACTGCCTATACCTATATTTTGGACGGCTATGTGGTTGGTTGTGGATCACATCAGGATCTTCAGATTGGCGAGGAAAAATGGCTGTGGTACACCTACCCAACGCTCGGCTGTGACGCAAGCGGTAGCCGTGCTTGGTTTTACACTGAGGACTTTCAGCGCGTAGGCGCTGCAAAGCGACGTCAACAGGGTTATGCGGGCATGATTGTGGTCGCAAATTCTCAAAGCCCTGCGAAGGCAGCTGTCGAATCTGTATGGGGAAGCTATGCAGGTCATTGGGATACGCCGGTTGTCGTCACTGCAGATAGCGTGTTTGGAGAAAGATCGACAGATGCGCTACGAAACGCGACTGTATTTAAAATAAAACTTGCGGGTTGACAGCACAATTAGTCCGACTAATATTGGTACTATACGTAACACATGAAATTCACCCATAAAGGATTATGGTTACAGTATGGACGCTGTGAATAGCCCACCGCATTACAAAGCCGGAGACATTGAGTGCATCGATGCAATTAAGGCGTCGATGTCGAGCGAGCAGTTTATTGGTTACTTAAAAGGTAACGTCGAAAAATACGTCTGGCGTATGTCATACAAAGGACGGCCTGTGGAGGATCTACGTAAGGCCCGCTGGTATTTAGACAGGATGATTGAGGAGCTGACTGTTGACTGAATGGATGCTAAATAAGTACGGCCCGTTTATGGATGTTACGGAACTTGCAGACGTGCTTAAGATCAGACGCGCGACACTGTACAACCAGCTCTATGCGGACAAGGTGGATCTGCCATACGTTAAGCGTGGTAAGAAGTATTTGTTTCCGACGACTGAGGTTGTTGCACATATGGAGGCTGGCCTGCGAAAGCAGACGACAACCTTTGCGGATTAATCTGGGTGTAGCGCTTTAGGCTAGTCCACGTTTTGTGTCCACTGATCGCAGCAACCTCTGGGATCGTCATTCCTTTTTCAAACATTCTGCTTATGGCTTCATGCCGAAGGTCATGAAAGCGCAGGTCGGTGATCCCGGCTCGTTTGGTCAATTTAGCGAATTTATCACTGATACTGCCCGCGCGGAGAATGCGCTCAAACACCCTACGGTCCTGCTTAGCGTGCTGCTTTTCACGTAGGAGCACCTCTCTCGTGACCGGTAACAGCGGTATGAGCTGGTCGTTTCCAAGTTTTTGTTTAGGGTTTTTTCTGTCGCGGACAAGAACGGTGTTTTTGTTGAAGTCGACATCACGCCATTCTAACGCGTGGATTTCGCCCTGACGCAACCCGGTCTCTAATGCAATCTTCATAATAGGCACAATCCAACGACACGGTTTGCGTCCTGTTTGGGCGATGTGCATGAGGCTATTCAGCTCATCGTTCGTAGGTCGTCTGCTGCGTTGTCTTGAACCCTGAATCATGTCGACCTGTGACAAGACGTTCATTGCTGCACGCACAGGATTGTCTTTCAGGGGTGCGTTCCACAGGGTACGTGCTACGTCTATGGCTTGAGCGAAGTAGGACAGTTCTTTTAGGAGCGTAGCACTCGAGATTGTGCTGGCACGCTGTTTTGCATAGGACAAAATAAAGTCAGGAGTCAAATCAGAAAGACGCACATGCCCGACTCTTTGCTGTGTGCTTCTTACAGTTGCGAGCTTTGATTTGCCGAAGGGTTTGATTGAGTGGATTTCATTAATGTAACGCGTGAATAGTGCATCGAGGGTCGTGGTTCGTGCTTCACGGTCCGAGATCCATGATCCATTAGTCATAGCTGCTTCAGTTTGAAGCGCCCATTGTTTGGCTTCGGTACGTGTGTCGAAGGTGCGGTTTTCGGGTTTGAAGTTTGCTTTGCGAACGCGGACGTAGAATCTACCGTCTCTATTTATTATGGTGGCCAACTGTCCCTCAACTGTCTCAAAAGAAACAGCATACTCTCGGAAAGCCTTATGTGGCAAGGGTTTGCGCTAATGGCGGAGAGAGAGGGATTTCTGCCGTTTGCAGGCACGATGTTAATAAAATCAACACGTTAGTTCATTTTAGTAGGGTACTAACTACACGTTATTTCACGATGTTTAGCATTGCACTGTCCCAATGAGACAGTTATTTTTTTGGTATGAGCGTGATCATACCGTTGTTGTCTTTGGACGCAATGTATTGGTCGTTGAGGTCTATGGTTATTGAGATGCCTTCCTGTGTTGTGGGAAACGACACATAACATGGATAGTCTGTGCCTGTAGCAGCAGGATCTATCTCACGACAATCGATACCAAAAAAGTTGGCTAGCTTGATTACCGCAGGTGGGTTTAGGTCGGTTATGTTATTTAGGTATTGCGCGAGTGCGCCTTGTGTCCAACCTAGTTTTTGGGCTGCTTCAGTCTGAGTAATGCCGATTTCGGATTTTTTTGAGTCCCAAATCTTTCTCAAGTTGCTAGCAGCCACGGAAGAATCCTTCTTCGTGGTCATGATTTTTGTCCAAACAGTACGCTGTAATCCATTGAGCAACAGCTTCAGTAGACATAGCGCGCTGTCTAAATAGTTCTGCTGGAATAGGGCGATCCCAATCTTGCCGTAATATGAGGCTTCCCGAGCATGATCCTATAATAACGGCTACTTGTTTGTCCATTCCTAGCATTTTGTTTAGCCAGAGCTTTTGTTGCGCAGATAAGCCTGTTTTTATCGGCGTACTGCTTCGCTTTGGCAGCTTTATGTACTTGTATTCAATAAACAAATAGCGGGCGGCACCAGCGTAGAATGCATCTGGTACACCACCCGCGAATTTGTCGTTGATTTTCCAAACGAAAACGTCGGAAGACAACTTACGATGCACGGATCTTACGAAACCGTGCTCGTTCATACATCAGTTAGAGAACTGATCGAATAGCCCTTCGGCAACTTGGTAGTCCTCGTCAGTTACCCAGCCAACCCACTCGACTTCGAGGTTCATGAACTGCTGACCAGTACGTGACTCAACGGGTTGTGACTTGAGACGCCACAGGCTGCTGAATCGATCGCCGCCTTTGCTGGCAATCTGTGTGTTCCAGCTGCGTGATACACGTAGTTTAGAACTGGTGAAGTCCATGATGATTGGGTGAGATAGCTCGCCGGTCTCAGGGTTCTTGAGCAACAAGATGTGCGAGTGAGTATCTTTAATTTCGAACTCACTTGGTTTTTCCTGAGCGGCTACCGCTGCTTCAGCATCTGCTTGGCTGGTAAAGTTACCGAGCAAGCCACCGCCTGCGTCCATGCTGCGCCATACGACATACTCTACTTTGAACTTGAGAGAGACGGCGTACAGCTCTTCGCCGTAGATTTCGCTGCTGATGCTGTTGATGAAATGGCCAACGTCTGCGCCAGCGATGTGCTTGGGCGAATACTTGTCGACCTCGGGAGACATTTTTTGCAGTAATTTGATGCGTGGTATTGCTACTGCGTTACCGACATCTTCGTTACCGCGACCAGCGCCTTGTGCTGCACGCACGTGTGCTGGAACGTCATTAGACACTAGCGATACTGCTGCTGATTCTTTTACTGCTACTGCTGATTTAGGCATAACTTGATCCTTATAGTTTGCGCATATTTAGTTTGCGAATAGTTCGAGGTTGTATACCGGGGATGGTTTCTCCAAGCTGAAGAAGTTCCTTGTACACTTTGCTATTTACTCGCCGTTGGAAAAGACTGAAGTCTTTGTTGGCAATGATGTAGGCATGTAATTCATCCCACTCAATGACATCGGGGACCGTGTCTTCGTTGATGGACACAGATGCTTTGTCATTGGCTGTTCTAGACAATCCCTGTGCGTCCAACTCTTTAAGCAAGATAGTTTCGTTGCCACGAAGCTGCTCTTGCAGGTCTTTTTCTTGCGTTCGTAAGTCATCGATCTTGTTTTTGATAGCTACGCGTTGTTCGATTAGTTCATTAATGTTCATGCTGATTCTCTTAACGATGTGGTTTGGTTGAGTATTCCGAGCAGTTCATCCATTCGGCCTAGTTTGGTTTCTAATTTGTCGTAAACATCAGGCTCCCATGTCCGGTGAGCAGCAATCCGAATGACTTCTGTGCGTTGGGTTTGGCCCGCGCGATAGATGCGTCGATTGAATTGTTGATAGTGCTCAGCGTTGTAAGTAGGTGATGCCCAGATCACGGTGGTGGCTTTGGTCATAGTGAGACCATGTCCAGCAGATTGTGGGTGTGCGAATACCACTTGAAGCTGTCCTGCTTGCATGCGGTCGACAATGTCTTTGCGTTTGTTTGCGGCTGTGGAGCCATCGATTACGCCGTATTTGATCGACATTTTTTCAGCAAGCGCTACTAGGTGGTCGCGTTCGTGTTGCCAGTTAAATGCAACCAATGAATGCTTACGCTCTTGCACCAGCTGCATAACAAGGTCGTAGCGCTCGGCGTGAATGCCTTGGGCTTTACCGTTTTCGTCGTAGACTGCACCGGTGCATAGCTGAAGAAGTTTCTTTACTTTGGCACCGGCATGGACTGCATTGATTGTGCCTTGCGGTGTGTAAAGAACGCTGTCTTCAGCAAGGGTTTTGTATTCGCTCATTGTTTTTACGTTGAGATCAACGTGTCGTGTTGACACAACCTGTTCTGGCATGTCGATACATTCTTCGAGCGAGAAGCGGATGTTGATATCAAAGAGCGCTGACGCAACGATTTCTTGTGCGTCGGGTCTGTCTACCCACACGTTGGCAAAGCCGTTGAACTGGGGTTGGCATACCGCGCTGCGGAAGCTGTAGAACCGTTTACCGAGACGCTCACCGTCATCTACAAGGTACGTTGGGTGCCACACGTCGAGTATGGTGTTGCTGTTAGGCGTACCTGACATCGCGATACGGTAGTCAAACTCTCCCACGATTTTTGCTACGTTTTTGGAGCGTTGACTGTTTGCGTTTTTAAATGCAGTGAACTCGTCAATACAAATTGTGTTGAACGGTTCTAGGTAGCCGGGGTTTTGTGCAAGCCATTTGACTGCGTCGTGATTGGTAAGAACGACATCCGTTTCTTCATCGAATGCTTTCATACGGTTTTTGGCATACGCAACCGAGTACGACAGCTGCGGCGCGAACTTACGTATGTCATCACCCCATGAAGCTTCTAGGATAGAAAGTGGGGCGAGTACAAGCATGCGACCGTCGCCAAAGCCACGCTGAACAAATGCGTCGATCACGCTGCGTGTTTTGCCTGTACCGGGGTCGGATGTAATTAGTACACCGGGCTTATCTAGTATGAAGTCGGTGGTTGTAGTTTGATGCTCGAATGGTTGCATAATCCTAATGACACCTTTCTGTTTAAGAATATTAGCACAGCTAATATTAATGCTGCAAAAAATTTATGGCTTGGTTTGTTGACCAGCACAAACTGCAGGTGCTGCAGCTTGCTGTTGCGTTTGTTTGCTCGGGACAAATGATGCCCATAGCTGTGGTTGAGTCTTTGGCGATGACGTTTGCTTGTAAGTATGGCTCCATATTGTGTTTATCCGAGAAGCGCACATGGCAGTTGTCAAGAAGGTTCATTTCTCTAACGGCCATACCGATGTCGGATGATGGATCGTGGTGCGTGTATCCCCAGATGTTTATGCCTTGCCAGTCTTGTAACCATTTGTCCCACCAATCTACGTATTCGACACTAAAGAAGTCACCGAGTACGTGTAGACGAAACGCAAGTGGTTGGTCTTTGCGCCATATATGTTTGTTTATTAGGTTGCTGACGTTTTCTTCGAGGCAGTCGTAGAAGTCAGGGTGTGTATGGTCGTAGCGCGTTGCAAATGGCATGTTGTTGCCGTAACACGTGTCCCATTGATTACAGTGAGAAGGGCACGAGTTACGTTCTTCTAAAGTTAGGCTGTAGATAGCAGCGTTTTTCCAAGCGCCTCTAGTAATTTTACTACCCAGTTTCTTGTTGTTTGCGCCGGGCTTTAGCATTGTCACGCACGGTTCCTTCACGCTTTTTAGATACCGTGTCCGTGTGCGGCGCTCTTTCACGGGCGACAATTTCTTCATGGATTTCCCTCCTGATGTGGGTCTTGTCCTCTTTGGGTACTTTGGTGATCAGACGGATGTCTGAAACTTTTAGTTTGTATGTCATCCAATACAGAGCTTCTGGAGGGTCGGTCACGATCGTGAACTCGATCATCGTCCCGTTCTCCCGCTTGTGCCACATCTGCATTACTTGCCTCCTTAAATCGTTTTAGCCAAAGAACTAGTTCGACCACGGTTAGCAGTCGAAATAAAAAACTCATGTGATTTCCCCCTGTGATCTGATGCGTTCGTTGAGTTGACGTATGTAAATAGGTAGGTCTTCACGAGCAAACTCATCGAGAGGAGTGCCGTGTGCGTCAGCTTCCATAGCTAACATGTCATAGACTACGTCTTCGCTAATGCCTCCGAGCAGAAGGCTCATGGCTCGTTGTTCTTGTTCGTGGTTCATAAACACCTCCAGTGAATAAATGCGGAAAGCTTTAGTAGTTGCGATTACGCGCCAACGTATACTCGCGATGGGGCGGAAATCCACTTACCCCCTACTAAAGCCGGATGATCTGATTGGCAGCTTATGAAAGGCCCGTTATTAGCCCTGTCCCCTCTGCACTTCATCAGATCTTTGGCCACGACACCGCCGCTTGCCGTGGGGTTTACCGGGGACAAAAAAGCCTCAGCAGACACAGGAGGGCATCTGCTGAGGCAATACCTACAAGACATAGCGCTATATCTTGTCGGAAGGATTTATGTAACGCCCCATTGGCACTCTGGGGGTTCTTCGTTTACTGAATTTTTAAATGAACACCAGCGACAAGCTTGTTTGCTTGGTGTTGGTGCAAAGTCTTCACATGTCGTCATTGCAACGGCACGTTTGTGAAAGCCGGGAGCGAACTGCATAGCAGCTGCTCGTGTGTATGTTTTGGTGGTGATCTCACCTTTGTCGAGATACCACAACTCGGTCTGCACAAAATCTATATGGGGATAGCGAAAAAATGTGCCGATTGCATACAGCAAACATTGTTGCGAATGCGTAATCTCGTTACCAAATTTCTTACCTGTTTTGTAATCGATTACTCGCGCGCTTGTTTCATCTTCATGAACTAACGCGTCAAGTTTTATGCGTGCCCATGTTTTTGGTTCCATCCAACCGACAGGTGCCCATTCAACATCGAAGCCCCATTCGCCTTCGAGTTCGACTTTGGCGTCTATAAACAAGCTGCGCAGTTCTTCGAAGCTGTCTTTGAATTTGCTGAGGCTTTGCGGGAACTCACCAAGGGTACCGTTAACATAGTCTTCAGCTTCTTGGTGAATTTGTGAGCCACGGTCAGCTGCTGGGCTGGATGGTTCTCGTACTTTACGTACGCGAGAAATGTATGTGCGGTAAGGGCACTCTTCGAAAACTTTTAAGGCGGAGTATGACCAAGCTTTAACTGGCCCGAGATTTGTTGGTGGTTCGAATGCTTTCTGAAGATCGGGTCGTTGTTTTTGTGTCAGGTTCATTATACGAATATCCTGATTCGTTGTTATTAGTATAGCTAATAGTTCTAAGCCCGTAAAAGCTTTCTATCTTCGTCCTCAAAATGAGTATCGATTATGGCTTTCAGATTTTTATCCGAGATATTCCATTTTGTTTCTATACCTCGAATGGGGTTTTGTGATCTGTCAGCAGAAAATTGACGTTTACGTGTTGGCTCTAAACCATGTCGTTGTAGTCGTTTAATAAACTCGCGTTGGCTAAGACGTGGGTTTTGTTCGGTTTGTATGTGAAACACAGTACGTAAGTGCTCGGTAGGCAGTATGACGTATGGGTCTTTAGCTTCTGCAATCCAGTTTTTAACGAAGCGTTGTGCTGTCATGATTTCATTAGCGAAAGCTACTGTGCCTGTGTTGATGTCTAGTATGTCTGCGAAGTGGCCAAGATTACCGTCGCTAATAGCTTTGCAGAATTCTTCGAATACTGTCATGCCCACTGTGCGCATCTGTTCTTTAGCGCGATTATCGATAGGCACATGAATGAATCGTTCTTCGTATTTGAAGGTGTTGAGTACACCAGCGAAGGCCCGTAGTTCGTGGTCCATGTTGTACAACTTGTCTGGCAGCTC